ATTGGTATTATTGACTTCTTTTTTATTATCCATATCACGCATCTCTTTTTGGATTTTAAGAAGTCTGTCGTTAGCTTCAGTCATGTTTTTTAATAATGTGGCATATACTTCAAAGGCTCTTGGATGTTGACCAGCTTTAGCAATCTCTAAAATTTCATGCATGGCTTCATGGCCTTGGTCAAGTATGGCTTGAAGATTTTCTTTTGATTGCTGGTAAGCATCAGTTAAATCTTCTTCGATATCTGGTTTTTTATAATGAGTTGGTAAGACCTGTTTTTTTGGTTCTGGTGTACCAATTGGATTCACATCAAAAACTTCACTCAAATTTTTATCAAGATTATTCATAGTATTATCTAGGTCGGTGTGGATCCATTATAACGTGATAGCCAATAGTTGGCATTTTGTAAATGTTCTGTTGATGTTAATACTCTGCTATATGCATGAGCTGCCGCAATATCACCATTAAAACCAGGTGCTGTTTGTGTTGCACCAATTACTGGAGTAGTTGCTGTTGGTCCTATCGCAGTTGTAACACTTGTTCCAACAAGACTACCATTTACATATAGTGTCCATCCGCTAGCCGGATTAAATGATACACTAACATAGTACCAAGTATTTGCGCTTTCTGTTCCAGTAGATTGTGATACATCAGTATAATTTGATGATGTGTGATTACCAGCACAGAAAATATTTTGACCATTATTGAACCAAGTTGTATCTCTTGCTTCAGCAGAACATTGTAAGTAACCTGCACCCATTGGTGCAGCTGATGTACCGTTACCACGAATTACAGCGCCTTTAGTGTAACCTACACTAGCATTCATAAAAGCGCTAGGAGCTTTAGCCCAATTTGAATTATTTGCATGAAAATATGATGTACTAGTTCCTAAATTAACTACGTTTGAAGTGTTAGTCCATGGAGTAGTTGTTCCACTACCATTATAAAACGTAAAGTTACGACCATAACCACTTGTATCTGGCCAAGTATTACCTGATACATAATTTGCCATATCAAGGTTATAGAATAAACTATCTTGAACCATTGTACTAGTAGTGGTAATTTTTAATGTATTATTCATATAATGTGCAACCATTAACATTATACTACTCCTGTACCATTAATAAACCATGTGTTTGCATTTTTATCTGTAAGTAATAATGTAGCCATACCGTATGTAGTTACGTTTCTTGAAGCACTTGTTGTATTGCCAACAAGATATAACGATACACCAGTATTTGGTGATACTGTTATGTTAGCACTTGATGATGTTTTTGATACAATCATAATAGTTGTACCATTAGAAAACGCTACGTTAGAGGTTGTTGGTATGTACAATATTACGTTTGATGAATTTGTGTAATATATGTATTTACCTGCATCAGTTAATTGTAATGTATAAGTTACTGATTGAGCATTTTGTGGAATAGTTTGTAATGCCACATTAGCAGCATTAAATGCCGCTTGTGCTAAAACATTTGCTGAGTTTGCTTGTGTATATGCTGATTGTGTAAATGTAGCATTAGAACTAATCCAAGTGTTTTGAGTTGTTTCGATACCAAATAATGTTGCGATATTTGCAGCCGCTGTGTTAGCAATTAAATTAGCAACGTTGGCTTCAACAAACGCAGCAATAGCAATAACATTACTTGATGTGTTTGCTTGATTAAAGGCTGCATTAGCAAAATTAAACAAATCAACACCGGTGTTACTATAAAAATTATTAGAAGTTACATTAGCAAAAGTTGGTGTTCCATTTGTTTGTAAATTTTGTGGATTATTAATATACAAACCGTTACCAGAACCGACAATTTGTATACCGTTATTACTATTGAAATATAAAGTACCTAAAGGTGCTGTTGCAAAGTTACTGGTACCAGCGAAAAGATTTGGTGAACCATTTGCTCTTGTTAAAGCAGTTTGAGCCAATACGTTTGCCGCATTTGCTTGATTATATGCCGATTGGGTAAAAATATTTGACGTATTAAATGCAGCTTGTGCTAACACGTTAGCTGCATTTGCTTGATTGAAAGCTGCTTGTGTTAAAATAATTTCAGAATTTACGCTTACTGAAAAAGAATTTAAACTATTTGCAACAAAGGTTTCTGTCGCTAATCTTTTTCCACCTAAAGTAGAACCATCGTGAACAGTAATTGTAAAATTGGTGTCATCAATAATTAACTCACCGTTTGCACCTGTAACTGAAGATGCAATATATGTGTTAGCGTATCTTTTAAATTGTAGTGTTCTAGACATTTTAGTTTCCTAGTAAATCAATTGGATTTTCTAATTCTGTTAATAAGTCATCTTTACCTAATACAACTGATAAATCACCAGAGAAATTATTTGTATTAACGATGTTATTACTTGTATTTGGCACTTCGTTAATTATAGTATTATATGTATATAAAGTATTTGAATTAGCATCAGTTGGATTTGTAAATACTATTACTTGTGCTAAGTCAACTGGTGTTACATTATAACTATTAAATGTGTAATTTGCATTTGTTTGCACACCAACAATTGGTTGTGTTGATATGAAATTACCATTAATGTTTTGTATAACTAATTGGTTATTTATAGGTACCCAATCAACTACTATTCCTGTAGCTGTAGACATACTGAGTGCCGCACCTTGATAAACAACTTCACCTTTTTTGTAAGTACCAAGACCGGTAGAATTCATATTTAATGTGACTGAATTAGCCGATGTAATATTATTAAATATATTTGTAATAGATGTTGCGATAAGTTTTGGAGTATTTGATGAACCAAATATAAATCCTTTGACTGTAAAATCTAAAGTCCAAATAATTGTTCTTGTATCAGAATCTCTTGGTCCTTCGTAAGTGATGTCAAAATTGGTTGTATTCAATACTATGGGTATTTCTTTGATTACACCTAATTCAGGAATAAGATTGATTTTAATTGTATAATCTGGTGCAAAATATGGTAAAATGTGTTCAACAATTTGGTGAGCATCTTCAATATTTCTTGTATACAAATATAAAGAATAATTAAAATTATAAGGAACTGGATTATATTGTGCTACAACACCTGAACTAGTATTATAAAAATTTTTATTGTTTGTGATTTGTTTTCTGGTAGAATCATAACTCATGCCAGTCATTTCATAAGATAACCTAGGCAAAGTCATTTGAACTTTTTTATCTAAGTTGTAATCACTCTCAATACGCTGCACATATAATTCTTTTGGTGCATATGCAATAGGAACAATAAATCTTTCTGCTTCAGTTAAATCTGGATTGTAACGAACTAATGTGATGTTACTAAACAAATCACCAAAACCTACAGTAAGTTTACGAATAATATGGTTGTATGTTGTCATTAAATACTTCCAAATGGATTAGTTTCTGAAGTGTCTACGATTGAAGTAAATGAATTTGCAATATATTCATTATCGTAATTTTCTTTATTTGACGGGTTAGCTAATGGGTCAAAAGTACTTAACGAGTATTGTGCGTTGCTTGTTTGTCCAATAATGAGTTGATTATCAATAAATTGACCGGCAATGTTGGATACAGAAAGTGTGCTAGAAGAAGGAATCCAGGATTGAACAATAGCGACACTATTAGCATTTGCGTATGTTGTATCTGATGATTGATATACAATTTCTCCAACGGTATATGTTCCTGTTCCTGTTCCAAGATTGAGGTGTAATGTATAAGCTGAATCTGTAACAACCGAATCGATTTCTGTTGTGCCTGTGGTAATAATTTCTTGTGAATACTTGAATTTTTCCAATTCTAATTCATAAAAATATGGTACTTTTCTACCTAACATAAAGAAGTCTTTAGTTTGGTTTGTAAATTTGATTTCAAACAATTCACCAGTACCATTCAAGAAAGGTATATAAATTAAATCACCTTCCATTGGTCTTGTGATGTTATTTTGTGGAACTCTTTGAGAGAATGTTCTTTTTGAAATAACGACTTGTACTGTATTTTTAATTTCTAAGCCAAACTTAGAGAAGAATTCTCTTTCACCACCATACTCTAATGAGTTTGATAGATAGAGTTCGATAGGGTAAGACGATTTAAATTTCTTAACTGGATCTTCGCCAAACAATAAATCACGAGCAGCCACATTATCATTGGGTAAATAGAATGCTTCAAAACCCATAATCTTAATGGATTCTACAATGAGGTCCTCAATTACACGTTGTTCTGGTAATGAACCATAATTATTGAAATAGTGATTGACTGGCATATTAGTTTAAGAAAAACTCTAGTGGCGCACCGTAATTCATTTCCATCTCTCTTTCGAGTCTTTCAATTTCGTCCGTTGCTTCTTTATAAATTGTTTTGCCATCTAGTGTAACACCGCCAGGCAATTGCAAATTGGCAAATTTAGATAAATTATTACCCCAACTTCTCTTAATCAGTTGTGTAGCATATTCTTTTAACCAACGGTCGTTGTATACATGGTTATAAACATCTGGATTAATAGCAGCATAACATTCGGCAACAACAACTGTACCAATTGGTGCTTCAGAATACCCCCAAGACCAATCGATATATAATCTTTGCATATGTCTCTGGAAGCGAATAGGAACTTCTCCAGTGAACATAATCTCTAAAGAACGTAAGTGTTGTTGTGTTAAAGTATAGTTAATGTATGAGGCTGAGGTGAAGTCATACAACTCATTTAAACGTAACTGATATCTTAAATCAAACATATTGACTGTAGCTTGTGAGTCAGATACCGGAAATATTCTGGTAACACCAACAATTTCCATTGGATTTCCTTGAGCATCGGTTGAACCACTCAAATCCAAGTATCTTTGGTCAACATCACCTATACTATAACTTGTTACCGTAGCACCAGTAGAATGTTCATTTCCTTGAGCATCAATGTAATTTAAACCTTCACCTATTGTAAATGCTGAAGTGCCGGTTATAGTAAATGAAGTTCCTGTATTATCGTTAGAACTAAAAATAGTTGCGGTAGCGTCAGAAGTTGCACCTATCAAAGATACAATATTTGGTAATACAGACTGTATGCTTGCGTTTGTAGTTAATTGAGAGCCAGTTATCGCTTTGATATAATAGACTTTTTGCAATCCATCAAAATGGTAATCTTGCCAATATTGTAAAGCGTCATCAATACGGTCTTCCACTTGGTCATCATCTACGTTAATTTCGATGACAGGAAAGCCTAATCGTCTTAAACAATAAGTCTTAAAATCTTGTCTATTTGTGATTGTGGCCATTAAATCCTCCTATTATAGAGGTATTTATATCTTCAGGATACCGGGATATCTAGGTGATTCTGGTTTAACGGCAACTAGCCAAGCTGTTGTTACACATACATTTATACTTTTCATCCAATCATTTGGAAAATAAGTATCTCTACGATATTCTTGGAATCGAATGGTTGTATTGTCAATAAAATTTGCTAAATTAGCATCCGTATAATACAAAAAACTGTTTTCATTCCAATAGCTTACGTGAGTTGGGTCTTGAAACGCACCTCGACCATCGGTACTTGGAACATCAATAAATGCCCAGCCACCAGGTGCCAACACACGATGAATTTCTGACATGATTTTTGTTTTATCATGTAAATGTTCTAATATATGACTAGCATTTAATACTCCAACAGAACCATCAATCAATGGAATGCCTTCATTTAAGTCTGCTTTTATGTCAGCAGTATCTCTCATATCGATTGTTTTATAACCAGGATATGGATTTAAACCACCACCAATATCTACTTTCAATAAACCATTTAAGTCAGCATCTCTTTCAGCTAAAGCTCGAGCATACTGTCTATTTAGCTCAACAGTTTTGACTTGTATATCAGCATTTCTCGTATTCATTGAGGTGTTTACACCGGTAATTCTGTAAATATATAATACTTTTGGTATACGAACCATTTTAGTTTTGAGGTAAGTTCTGATGCAAAGTTCATGGTCATCACAGATTTCTAATTCTGGATTATGACCTCCAACTTCCTTGTATACAGATTTTCTCCATGAACGAACATGGTCTGGTGCAAACCAAATATAAGATAGTGCATGGCTTGTAGGTTCAAAACTATCCATGGCGTATAGTTCTTTGCCTTTGTAATTAAACATACGATATGTCCAACCATTATTCTCATTGTATGGAACAAATTCGTCTAACATATGATACATAGCATCATCAGAGTAAACAAAACCAACTGATTGGTCTTGATAGGCTTTATTCAATTCGTCTAAACAATCTGGTGTTATCATGTCATCGTGGTCAACTTCAACCAAAATGTCACCTGTGCCTAAATTGAAAGCATCATTTTTTAATTTACCAATATTACCAGATAAACCTTCATAGTTAAATATTTTAACACGAAAATCTTTTCGTATTCTTTCTGGTAAATGTTGAGGTGTGCATTTGCCATTGGTTAAAATTATCCATTCCCAATTTCCATATGTTTGTTCTAATATAGAATCGTACAATTCATTGAGAAAAGGAATGTTTCCTGGATCATGTTCAGGTGTAATAATACTAAATTTATAATATATCATAATTAATCAAAGAAAAATAAGTGTGTTAATCTACCATCTTGTTCGTTTTGTCCAAAATAAGGACCAGCTGAATGAATACATCTTGCATCCATAATTACTAAACGATTATATAGATTACCTGCTGAATCTACGATATGAAATTTATTTGAATCATAGAAACCACCAGAAAAAGCACGGTCTGCATCTACATCAGATGAATGTCTTGCATCATTAATTTTAGATTGGTGTAATCTAGTACCACTTTCTAAAGGTGCATTTGGTGTTAAGTAAATCATTGCTGCCCAAGTTTGTTGGTCATAATGATAAACTTGTGGATCATGTGCTCTTGTAATTTGAAAACAACCATTCCAGCCTTGTTCAAAGTCTCTGATTCTTTCACCAATAATATGTTCAAAGGCCTCTTTAAGTCCTTTTGGTCGATAAGTTGTGGTAGAACGTAGACCTTTATACCATCTCAAATCTTCTTTATATTCTACTTGTGTTAGAGCGAATTCTCTGATTTGGTCTGGATTATTATAAAAGTTATCTACAATAAACATTCTCTTATTGTATGAAGTGTTAATAAAAAATGGTAACTGTGGTTTATTATTTTCTTCGTTTACTTTTTCTACTGCCAAATTCCATAAATCTTTGACTAATGGACCGCCATCATGATACATGGCAGAATCAATAAAGTTAACATATCTTGGAAAAGGATTAACTCTATCTTCTTGTATCATTGGAGTACAAACCCTCAACATTTTATTCCAGTCTTTTAACTCCATATATTTTCTTGCTTGTGCAATTAAATGGTCGTTTCTTTCTGGTGCAAAGGGTTCTGCCGCCTTATAATACATCAATTCTTTTTCTGTATCACCAAGATACCCATAAACTTGACCAATCATTATCATTGATAGATATGATGTTTCATCGATATATTGTGCTGTTTGTGTCTGTCTGTAATTATGAGTTGCGTTGATATATTCTTCAAAATAATAAATGCATCTACGACCATATTCTCTTTTCTGTAAGTCACCTAGTGGGAAAGCATTAGATTCAAATGCATCAAAATAACTTTTGCCAATATACCAAAAATGGTACATATCAGTTAGAAAACTATTTTCTTTCATCATCTTTTCTTCTAAGATGAGAGCATGGCTCATAAACTTAGTTGGTACACCCCAACTTTGACCTTCATTAAAACCAATTTGTCTAAATGACTTAGGTAAATCTACTCTTTGAAATTGGTCACCAATGGCTGGGTCTTCACAATAAATTGTTTCATGGCATGGGTCATGATTGAAACGCCATTTCATATTAGCATTCCACATCCATGCACGGTGATAGATTGCAGTACCTTGAACGGCAGGAATATGCCAGGCCTGTACTTCTTTTTGGTCTAGAATT